ATAATGAACAATAAAGAGCGCATAGAAGAAGCAGTAGCCTTTATGGATCAGGTAATTGACCGGCTCGCCTCATTTAGAGAGAAGGTACAGGAAACATACGATAATCTTGCTGAGCACACTGTTAAGGAGAAGAAGGGCAACATAAGATTTATTGCTGCTAAGAGTGAGATTATAGAAGCTCATTGGGATGCCTTGATGGACTTTAAGACTTACATGGAAGGGCTTATTCAGGTAGTTGAATCGATACATAAGTCAGGAGACTTAAAGAAGTGCAATGAATGCTTATCTCAGATAAGCGAGAGCCTCAAGAAGTACAACTCAACCAATGGCTCGGAGAATTAGGGGGAGGGATGAAAATGAGGAAGCTTAAGGATCATCCTGATAGAGATATGGTCAAGACTATAGAAGATGCTTGCGATAAGCTTACTGAATACAGGAAGGAAGTATCCCATACTTACGACGCAATAACAAAGAATGCCATCAAGAAGACTAAAGAGAGAACATATGTGGCTGCACATGATGATGATATTGAGGCGTATTGGAATGCCTTAACAAACTACATCATTTATAGTGACACCATAATAAAGATTGCTAAAGCAGCAGATGGTGATGGCATGTTAGATGCGTGTAAGCATTCCCTAAAGAAGCTAGAGGAAGAACTTGAGAAGGACAACAGTGAGGAAGAGAATTGACTAGACAAATAGTCATAGCCAGTGTACACTCCTAGAGCTTCAAGCTCTGTAATTGAGCTAAGCGTGAGGCGGTATGGGTACCACCCCACAATTAACCTTGAAATTTAATTAATATTAAGAGACAGTGGTCGGGTTAACAACTCCCTCGGTTCACAGTCAATTAACATAAAGTATTGTTACGCACACGTAGGACTGACATCATTATTTGTGTGTAACGGTACACGAATTATGGGAACTAGTGTACACACAATTTACACCGAATCAAGTAAATAATGCAGAATTAGATACAGAAAGTATCGATTCTACGTTATTATCCCAAGAAGTAACCCAGACTGATGTAGAAATAGCTCCACTCACGATTGAACAAGTCGTCCTTAATGACGCCAATAATACTTCCAATAATTATTTAATGATGTTCCTGGCCACCGCGCAGAAGGGTGGTGAGTATACATGCTCTCGTGCAGAGATGTGTCGTATATTGGGCATAACCAATGTCAGAGCCATTAGCTTAGGCCATAGATGGCTTAAGGAGCATGCGCTCTTTGAGGATAACCCTACCACTAACCAGTACGATTACTGTACCTATACAGTGTCAGCATTAGGCTGGCGAGTACTGGACCGCATTAAGCAAATCTATGCTTTACGTAAATCCATAGCATTGTCTATTAGTCTTACAGTAACAGTAGCTACTCCTGCTATCACACCTATAAGCTTAGATGAGTTATATATATACGGGGTAAGTACTGGGTACTGTGAGAGAGAGTTACAAACAGCGCCTGCGCGCGCGACCCTAGACCCTAGACTTGATACAAAGAGTAATGAATTTCAGCCCGATGGTCCCGAGTCCGACTACGAACGGTATGCGGCTGCCATCAGGGCCCTAAAAAAAGAGAGTAGGATGAAGATACCGGACTATGTGAGCAATCTGTCACAGATGCTCCACCTTACGGACAATGGGCTGCATAAGCTCGCTATGTTCAACGAAGAGACTATCAACCACGGGTTGCTGTTCATCAAGACGCAGAAGAAGTCTCCGAACATCTTCAAGGACATGGTGGAAGAGTGCATTCGCTATGCCAAAGAACAGCACTACAACATCGACTTTGCTGGGTACAAGCAAGCCAAGGATGATGGTCTGTACCGAGAAAAGTTCCCAACAACCAGGATCGTCTCAGGTGCTGCATTTTCAGGATCTAAGTCCCAGTCTGAGCCTATGTCAGACGAGCGCCAAGAAGCCAATCGAAGCCGTGAAGCTGAGTTAATGGCCATTGAGCGCAAGAAGATGCAGGAGAAGACCAGAAAGTGGATGGAAGGTAAGACGCAGCAACAGATCGCAGACAATATCGCCAAGATAACTCCGGCCATGGATTCGATGATGACCGATGCTGGCGTAGCAATCGCAGAGCGCAAGCGCATTCTTCAAGAGGCTGCTACCGTTCCAGGACTGCCTATCGCTCCAACCAAACCAGAATTGACCCAGAAAGAGTTGGAGATTATCCAGCATAAGCGTGACACCGTACGCAAGTTAGAAGCGCAGGGCGACAGTATCAACGAATTTGCGGCTATCCTTCTCAAGACCTTTAGAGCACACCTTGAGGAGTTCGATAAAGAGCATGGGATACCACAGTGGCAAGGGGAAGACCTTAAACTGGTGAACTGGGTACTGGCCTACATCGACAAGCTTACTACTACCAGAGAAGCGTATCGCTCTTTGGAGGCAGAGATAGCACTGGGTCCCACCAGTCCTCGAGCACTTACTGGAGAGCTCATGGATGGTCTTCGACTTTTCAAATCACTCTGTCCACCTGACAACCTAGAGACACAGACGATAGAGAAAGTAGTTGAACAAGGTAATATCGCAGTCGTGCATCAGACGATTGATAATGACGGTAAGCAATTCGATACGATGGTGCCACTAGAAATGCAAGCAGGTATGGAAGAGGTTACTTAGTCTGATAATAACCCCCAGCGCCATACTTATGTTAAGAAATTAAGGGGAACTTAATGAGGGCTTTTCAAGTGAATTTACTTGGAGTATGCTACGGGGCAAAGTAGAGGAGGTAAGATGAGAAGCAAGTCATACTGTATCAAAGGCACGCCTATGTCTTGGCAACGCGCAGGACGTAATGGAAGCCGCTATTATGACGCTCAGGCTAAGTCAAAGCTCTCATTCGGTCTCTTTCTGGCACAGCAGCACGACTGTGAACCACTATTCGACTCAGGCATACATCTCAACATCGTATTCTATATGCCTATTCCCCGCACAGTCAAAGATAGAACAGACTCTGACTATCACATTAAAGCTCCAGATTTAGATAACTTAGAGAAGTTCTGTATGGATGCTATGAAGGGCATAGTGATCACAGACGATCGCATTATATGTTCCAAGACATCACAGAAGCTTTATGGTAAAGTCCCCAGGACTCTCATAATAATTACAGAGGTAGATTAACTGTGAAGAAGAAAGTCACGGCTAGAGCAACCAATCCTATAACAGACGATGGATTATTGTCTAATAGTCGTAGCTGGACCGATTTCATGGACAAAGATACATTATCTGTCTTCTGCGGGAGAGATGAATGGAGACAAAGACTTATACGTACTATGTACCGGTGGTCTGAAGATCCTAAGTCATTAGAGGTTATGCAGTTCTGCATAGAATACAAGATCCCTTACATGACGCTGCGTGAATGGGAGATGAAGTACCCAGACATCGCAGAAGCATATGCCAATATAAAGAGAACCATAGCCTGTCACAGAAGGATGGGCTCTATGAACAAGAAGCTTGATGGTGCCTATGCGTATAAGGATATGCATATGTATGACCCAGAATGGCATGCGATTAATAAATATCACTCAGACATGAAGAAGGAAGAGGACAAGCAATCCCACACCTTCGTTATCAATAATACAAAGCCCAGAGTAGTAAGCGCAGCAGAACTAGCATCGAAAGTAGAATCAGAGCAATGATCTCATCTTTAAGGAGCTTTATGGTATTCCACTACGGCAGTGCATGTCAAAAGAGGCAACAGGAACTTGAGTGGCGCAATGTAGATCTGGAAAGACAGCTACACGAGGCTAAGGCTATGTACCATTACCAGACTCATCATCTTGAGCAGGAGATATCAAAGCTCAAGGCAGAGTCAGGATCTCGTAAATGTGTACTGGATAACTGCGAGGAAGAGCTTAATAAGTTGGTGAAAGAGAATGCCAGATTAAGGCAAGAGATCACGGGCTTGGAATTTGCTGGTAAATCTGTCTTTGGGGACTTCGTGAGAGCCAAAGATGAAGTGGAATCGCTCAAGAAAGAGTATGCTGCCCGTATGAGTCAAGATCCTGTTGCTACCGCAGAGAGAGAGAAGCGCACAGGGGAAGTCGTTCACCGTGACTATACAGATGGAGAACGAACCACCACTATCGACCTTACCAAGCCCAATAGTGAGACGATCATAAAGATGGATAAGCCCTTAAAGGACGAATCTTACTTGAGGATCATGAAAGACATCGAGAAGAAATACTTAGGCTCTCCTGAAGACAACAGCGCATCTTCGTATCCAGCTAAGAAGCGGAAGAAGAATCATGCTAACAACTGAGTTCGGTAGACAGCCCTGCATTGTATGCAAGAAAGTATTTAACGTTACCGCACCACTCATGTGTCAGGGCGTACCGCTATCATTCTATTGCTGTGAACCATGTGAAAGAAAGATACCTAATAGTCAACCGTCGACAGATCGTCGACATTTCAGTCTCGGACAAATTGTCGACAACTCAAAGCAAGGAGATATGAATGGATAAATCTCCTATAACGAATCTTATCAATCTTATTGAAGCTCAAAGCAAGGGGAGACGAATACGCATGGATAAGCTTTCTGTTGATTCTGTAATAGAGCAAGTCGAAGCGCTCGATGCTGCGTTTAAGGATTCTGGTTGGGTTCGTGATAGCTGCATAGATCTCAAATACAAGGGTAGATCACTCAGGGCCTGCCTCACTATCTATGCCCCAGAAGAAGACGAAGAGGATGAAGAGTAATGGGCAAGTCTAACTATAGAGCAATCAATAAAGCCTTAAAGGGACAAGAGGAGCGTAAGGCTATGCATGACACGCATCATCCTAAGGTATTAATCCCTTGGACATGCACTATATGTTACCCGATTCCTAAGCTTAATAAGCCAGACGGATTGCCCTACAATTCTTCTCGCATTCACGGAGGGTTAAAGCGTTACAGTAAACCGAAGGATCAAGAGTGAAGACTATTATCTGGTGGGTTATTGGCATACCAATAGCAATTATAGCTTTGATAGCCGCATCTATACAGGGGCGACTTGAGTTGCGTGAGCGAGAAGCTCGAATAGAGATGTATGAGAACATGAACGGTCTGTTCAAAAGGAGATAAGGACATAATGGTTGTTAAAGCTAAGCCCAAGGAGTTGGGCGCTGTCATTAAAGAAGCGCGTGAGGCTAAAGGATTAACGCAGGTCGACCTCATAGGTGACCCTACAATCCAGCTATCAAGTACTTATTTGAGCAAGATAGAAGTAGAGGGTGAGATACCTACGCCATTGGTCCTGTGCTTATTGGCAAAGAAGTTAGGGCTGAGTGTTAAGGCCGTACTGGCCATAGCATTAGAGAACAAGGTGCGTAAGTTCGAAGCCTCATGGAAGAAGAAGTACCGAGATGCCCTTAAGACATATGCCAAAGATACGATCGTAATTAAGTAGGTAGTAATGAATAAGATTATCGAAGAAATACGCAATCGCTATAAGCATGGCAAGAACTGGAAGAAAGAGGTTCATGACCACTTTGATCAGTCGGTAGAGCGTATTGTTGCTTCAGAGAAAGATCTCTGCAAGAACAAGAGAAGTGACTGTCCTATTTGTGAGATAGCTTTCGTAGGCAATCAGCTCCATACGCTCATGGAGAAGTATTGTGACCTACTAAGGACAGATAGAGGAGAAATGGACAGCTTCAATTCTCTCCACTTAGAAATAGGATCTGTGGGTTCCCAGGAAGAAGCAATGCGTCTTCTTGATAGGCATATAAAGCATAGGATATGTCTGGGAGCAATCATCAATCTCGTGGAAAGCTTCCGGGATAGTTGGGAAATGGATGATGAGTTTAGGGAGAAGTCCTTAGACCTTTATGATCAGTATGTACAGACGCATGATAAGCATTAGAAGGCATAGATGAAGTTACTGAGTGATCTGATAGAGGGAGCCGTAGCGTTATGCATAGTAGGGGGATTCTTCTACTTCATATACTGCGTTATGGCAGTCATATGCTCTATCTATGCATTGGGCTTCATAGTGGCACTCGTATTCATAATTAAATTATTCGATTACTTAGAGGACAGAGAATTCTGGAGAAATTAGCAAAAGGAGAGTAGTAGAAGCAATGACAGACCAACTACAAGAGCAGCTCGTCAATGAGCTTCGCTTTAAGCTGCAAGAAATCAACGAGAAGTACAAAGACTTCTTTCATATCCAACTTATTACCTTATGCGATACCGGGGAGATGAAGTGCTCCGAATGCAAAGAATCTGAGACACAACAACAGTGCATGCGCTGTGTATTTCTTGTGGAACAATTCAAGGGGATGGCTAATGGACAACCTGGAGTGTAGCTGCATGGATGGCTATTTAAACGTAGTCAAATCACGCATCCCTTTCGGCAGAGCAGTAAAGAAGATGCTCTACATAGCCGATTGGGAAGATGACGGTGACAAGAAGAAGAAAGTGCGTGGATGTAAAAGAGCTCCATGTCCTTTCTGTGGATTGCCTATGTCTTTGCTCGTTAACGAAGACAAGCAATGCGCTTGGTGTGAAGACTGCGAACGCGGTGGAGACATATTTTCCATAGCCTGCGCAGCAAAGAGGATGAGTATTAAAGAAGCAGCCGAGAGTCTTGCCAAAGAGTACAACATAACCCTTATGAATACTCATACGCAGGACTGTAGAAATAGATAAGGAAGTACGATTGACATACGAAACAACGTAGAAGTCCAGGTAGCACTGGATAAGTTCTCGTTGCGATGGTACCAGGAGGAGATCTGGGACACCATCGAGGAGAGTAGATCGAAGCGTATATTGTACATAGCCAGTCGCCGAGCAGGAAAAGATATCCTGTTCTGGAACCTGGCCATTCGCCAATGCATAAAGAAAGTATGCTTGGTCTTCTACGTCCTTCCCACATATTCACAAGCCCGCAAATGTATTTGGGATGCTATAGCGATAGACGGAACCAAGTTCATAGACTATATCCCCAAGCAACTCATAGACGGAACTCCCAACCAATCTGAGATGAAGGTTCGTTTCCGTAACGGATCGATCTTGCAATGCATTGGTGGAGATACTTACGATACCTCTTTAGTAGGAACCAATCCTTCTTGCATAATCCTGTCAGAATACAGCCTCATGCCACCAGATATATTCTCCTTCATAAGACCCATATTAGCAGCCAATCCAGCAGCGTGGTGCGCTATTGTAGGAACTCCACGTGGTAAGAACCATATGTGGCAGTTATGGAAGATAGCTCAAGAGCTTCCTGAATGGTCAGTCTTTGTCCACAAGGCTTCAGAAATACATCACATAAACGACGACGTTCTCATGCAAGAGCGTTCTCAGATGGATGAGGGCTTATACCTTCAGGAGTATGAATGTTCCTGGGAGCGGGGCATACAAGGAAGTTTCTATGGTACTCATCTTGATGCATTAAAGCTCAGAGGACAGATCACCCATGTACCCTGGGAGCCTGGGCTACTCGTATATACGGCCTGGGATATCGGTGTAAACGATGCCACTTCAATAATCTGGTTTAATTCCGTAGGTGATGGCTCAGTCATACGCATCCTGGAGTGCTATTCCAATACAGGCCTGGGACTTGAGCATTATGTGAGCGTCATTAACTCAAAGCCCTATGTCTATGGTAAGCACTTTGCTCCTCATGATATCAAGGTCAGGGAATGGGGCGGAGGCGCAGTCACTCGCTTTGAGAAAGCACGTCAGTTAGGCCTTAATTTCACCCTTGTTGACCAGATTGGGGTCATTGAAGGGATAGAGAATGTATGGACTCACTTCAATAAATTCTGGATAGACGCAGAGAAGTGCCGATCTCTCATCAATGCGTTGGAGAACTATAGAAAGGAATGGGATGAAGTAAAGCAGATGTACCTACCAAAGCCCGTGAAGTCTTGGGCTAATCACTATGCAGACGCTCTACGCTATATGTGCGTAGCATTGCATAAGACAAAGAAAGGCAGAGGCCCTGAAGACTTTGATAAGGCCAAAGCACAAGCGTTGTATGGAGGCGGTCGAGGAGACCTGCCACGCTTCTTTAACGATGATCCTCGATTTAATAATTACAGGTAGCTCCCCTGCCATATCAAAAATAAAGGTTATACTATGAACGAAGCACTCGTTGCTCATCTGCGTTCCCGCATGTCAGACATCAAATTCACCCCACGCAAAGTTGCCAGTCAACCCAATCTCATAGGCTTTATGGAGTGTAGATACGATCTCTTTATGGGAGAGTATTTCACCTGGAGAAGCATAGGACTTCATACCGAAGATCGTAAGAGCTATTGGCTTTCCTGGGCTAAAGCGACCATGAAAAGCGGAGAGTTTATCTATGCTAATTGCCCTAGTCCTGAGCTTGATAAAGCTTGTACGGTATTGTTTATCGAAGCGATGCTCAAATACTACGAAGTAGAAAGAGAACTTTCTGCTCCTCAGAAGATAGCCCTTGATGGAGTCAATGTCCTTAAGGAAAGAGCCGATGCTCTGAGACAGGCTATGAAAGTTCCTGGTCAACAAGAGATCAAGTCTCCCGAGCCTACCATCGTAGTTAAGGAATGGGTTATGGAGTATCCGACGAAAGTTAAGGCTCCTGAGGCTCCACCAACTCCTGAAGCAAAGAAAGAAGAGCCAGTCATAAATAAGGTTAAGGATCCCGATAAGTTGGTTCACGTACAGTCATTCTGGAGAAGATACCCAAATAGACAATTTTAGAGAGTACATGGCAGCCGACCATTACTGATCGCGTTTAGAAGCCGCTGGTAGAGCCACCATGCATCTTGAAATTGTGGAATTTCATACCCAGTATACCACCCCTAATAAGAAAGTCTTGATTACTTCTGTTACAAAGTACTATGCTGTGCCCAAAATAAAGGAGCATAGGAGAAGCATAGTATGTTAATGAGGCAACCTGAGTATCTTCAGGATAGTTATGGTGCTATAAAGAAGAAGATAGACTCCGACTATTCTGCTAATCAGGCGATCTGGCAGGTCTACTGGACCGAAGCCACCATTGACACTCGCCTTGAAGCAGGCGATACCGCCCTCATGGCGGAACTTAACCAATCTCTTCCCAACAACAACCGCGGATCATGGTTCTTTAACCGGGTCCGTCCTTTGTGTAACATGGTTTCCGGCTATCAACGCCGTAACCGTAAGTCCACCATCGTAGTTCCACTTGAGAATGGAGACCAGAAGACAGCCGATCAGTGGACCAAAGCTCTGCTTAATGTATATAAGCGTGAAGGCGTCTATGAGACCATATCGCAGGCATTCCACGAAGGTGCATGCATAGCCGGGATGAACCTGCTTCATGTCTACCTAGACTACCGTAATGATCCAGTTTCAGGCGATATTAAAGTAGATAATTGCTCATACAATAGCTTCTTCATAGACCCATACTTCAGAAAGACAGACCTTTCCGACTGCTCATTCGTGTGGCGAAGGTCTTACCTATCCCACAGCGCAGCAGCTGCCCTCATGCCTGACAAGTACGAAGAGATAATGGCTCTTCCTGGTAACCCCACAGGGACCGGCCGAGACGGTCGCTTTCAATACATGGCAGAAAGTTACGGGCAGACACAACAAAATAGATTAGCATACGATGAATATTACTATCGAGATTATAGAAAGCAAAAGTTACTCTCAATATAGACAGATTCCCTTTCGTGCCAGTCCTCGGGTATTACAATCCGATGATGCCGTACTTTTATAGCAGAATACAGGGCATCTGCCGGTCCCTTCGCGATCCCCAAATATTGTTCAACAGGCGCGTAATACTTTCAGCAGATGCCGCAGAATCAGTCGTGAATAGTGGATACATATTCAAGGAAAATGCAGTAGTTGACGTGAAGCATCTGTTCCAGACAGGACAAGGTCGCATTATTCCTTTGAAGGAAGAGGCTGCCATGACTGACATTGTACAGATCACACCGCCTGCAATACCACAATATTTCTTCCAGCTCCAAGACACCTTCTCTAAAGAGATGAACCTTGTGTCCGGTATCAACGAAGAGCTTATGGGTTCAGCCATAGACGACAAAGCAGGCATACTCTCAGCATTGCGCCAAGGTGCTGGACTTACCACGCTTCAGCCTATATTTGATCGCCTCGATTACTCACAGAATCTCTTGGGCGATATATGCAAAGAGGTCATGCAGCATAACTATACTCCAGGCAAGATAAAGAACCTCCTAGAAGGAGAAGAGCCGGCTCCGTTGTTCTACAACAAGGCATTCGGTAAATATCACTGTATGGTTGAACTTGGTTTCAATACAGAGTCACAGAAGCAGCTCCAGTTCGCTCAACTTATCCAGTTGAGGGAGATGGGGGTTCCAGTTCCTGATGCGTCTCTTATTGAGGCTGCGACAATACAGAACAAAGACAAGATTATTGAACAGATCCAACAGCAACAGCAACAAGCTGAGCAGATGCATCAAATGCAAGTACAGGCTACCATACAAGAGCAACAGGCTCGTACACAGTTGGCTCAATCTCGTAGCATTGCTGATCAAGGATTGGGAGCAGAGCGCTTCAGCCGTATCGAAGAGAACAAGGCATTGGCAGAAGAGCGTAAGGCAGCAGCAGAGAAAGATGACATGATGTCTCTCTTAAACTTCACCAAGGCAATTAAAGAGATTGAGAGCATTGACTATGTTCAGCTCGAAAAGATATTATCTCTCAAGCGAATGCTCGACGATGCAGAAGCGGTGAGCATGAGAGAAAGAGAATCCTCGCCCGTGCAGAAAGGTTCTGTTGCGGTTAGATAGAGGCGAACACCTTGTCACGCCATAGCCTCGGCGAAGGCGGACAATTTCTAACGAAGGAGCCACCATGGCTAAAAGATACCACCAATCACGACGTGACAGACGTCATGAAAGTGAAGGTATGAAGCGTCGTATGGATAACAGCGACCCAGTACCTAACACTGTCAGAGGTTTAGAGTCTCGCGAAGCATATTCTGGCTATAAAGAAAGCCGTAGAATGATGGCACGCGATGGCGCTATGATCAAAGAAGATATGTCAGCTCCAGCTTTGCTTCCTCAAAGAGTCATAGACCAATACTGGCCAAGAGCGCACAACTACCACATGGGGTATGTTGACGATCTCTTCTATGGCGCACAAAAGCAAATGCATGAAGATTATGACGATCTTGGCAGAGAAATGGAGCCGAAGAAATATTAATGCGAGGCATTGTGATGAAATACGAACATGTATGTAAGTATGGAGCCACATTGGTTGGCATAAAGGGACACCGCAATAACAGTTGTAGGAAATGTCGAACCGTTAAGGGTGGACAGCCTAAGAAGATAGTTAAGTTTATTATTGATGGAATTGACTATCTAATTACTACATCTCATAAATTGTATGGTCTACGATATGGCATCCTCACTCGTTGTTATAATTCTGCGGATAGAGATTATAAGTATTATCAAGGCAGAGGAATAAATGTGTGCGAAGAGTGGAGAAATGATCCAGAGACATTCTATAGATGGGCTATCTCTCATGGATGGAAAGAGGGATTGGCTATAGATAGGATTGACTCAAATAAGGATTATGAACCTACGAACTGCCAGTTTATTACCTTGGCTGAGAATGCTTTAAAATCACATATATAAGGAGGTCCTATGCCTGGTCAAGTAAGGCCCAACAAGAAGGCCATGAAGATCGCATACGCAATCCTGAAGACTCCTAAGGACAAGCAACAGGACAATCAGAAGAAGCCTTCTCCTGAGAAGATCAGAGAGTGGTTTAGAGATTCGTCCACTGCCCAATAATGAGTCAACTGCTACTTTTATTTGGTTCGCATAGCTTGGGGGAGGACGGAATACCCTCCCTCGCCTATGTTCTTAAGGAGGAATTATGGCTAACAAAGTCATAGTCGCTCGTGGTGTGAAAGTATCACGTGGCGAAGAAGAAAAGATGCGCAAGAAGAAGGGCTCTTCAAGTGCTGGTAAATACAAGGATGTCAGCCCAAAGTATTTTGCTGGCGCATCTGGTGGCGCGGCGAAATACTCATTCCCCATAGACAGTCTGGCTCGCGCAAGAAATGCACTGGCACGTGCACATTATGCGCCAAACCCATCCGGTATCAAGTCAGCTGTTTATAAGAAGTATCCAGAGTTGAAGAAGCGCAAACTTAAGAGAGAACATCACGCAGTAATACGTTAAGGAGCATTTATGTTGTTGAACTTGCTATGTCTAGTACTAACATTTGGTACCACTCTCATGGCTGATATTTCGGAATCTCATTCCTATATTTCATGCAGCACGCGTCCATGTGAGCGTCCATCAGGCAAACGTCCACATCCTCGCATCTTATCTACAGGTAAGCATGCCGCAGCTTCTAGCACGAACTGGAGTGGCTATGTTGCCGGACTTAATCTGGCTAAGCCGGTACCATTCTCTGTTTCAGCAGTAGCAGGTTCGTGGATAGTCCCCAGTGTCCAAGCTATGGGTCATGATACCTGGTGCTCAATCTGGGTTGGGATCGATGGTTCTGGCAGCCCCACGGTGGAACAGATCGGCACCGAGCATGATATTAGGAACGGAGTTCAAAGCCATTATGCTTGGTATGAGATGTTCCCATTGGGAAGTAACGAGATTGTTGGATTCCCGGTGGAAGTGGGAGACCAGATCACCGCATCGGTCGCCTTTATTCCGCTTGGAGGCAGCGTTCTTCAGCCTAACAGTGATCTGTTCATTCTCCAGATCTTCAATAATACCAAGAAGCTTTATACTGCCATACCGTATATAACATCCACGCGTATGCAAAGAGTATCCGCAGAGTGGATTGTTGAAGCACCATATCTTAATGCAATACTACCGCTTTCTAACTTTGCCACTGCGTTTATGTTTAACTGTGCCGCGATGATAAACAATATCTCAGGCTCAATAAGCAATCCAGCATGGCAGAATGAGAGCATGGACATGGTGTCTGCTTCAGGTGTTGCCAAGGCATCCACCTCTCCATTATCGTCCGATGGTAAGTCATTCTCAGTCGTATGGAAGAGTTCATAGGGAAGTTCATGAAGAAGAAGATAGAGAAGAAGAAACATGGCAAAAAGATGCATAAAGCCAAGCCTCGTGTTCATAAGAAGAAAGTTCCGAAGAGCAAAGGCAAAGTTGAGAAAGTTATGCATGAGTATAAAGAGGGTAAGTTGCACAGTGGCTCAAAGAGTGGCCCTGAAGTTACGAATCCGAAGCAAGCGATCGCCATCGCGTTAAGCGAAGCGCGTAAGTCTAAGCGCAAGAAGAAATAAGACTCTCCAGAAACGGGGGCCAAGATTCCTAAGATCTAGCCCCCTAAAGTAAGCAGTGTGCTCCACTACACCTTTAATATATGCCAATAGAATGCCACTTCAAACAGCCCCATAAAGAGCATAAGACTGAGAAGATAACAGAATCTGGGATAAAGCAACTCTTCGTTATAGACCATCCTAGAATAGAATATAGCTCCAAGCATGAACTCTACCCCAATCTTGATAGCCGCTATTGTCTTGTCCATATCACACAGGTCCTGTTGCTGTGCCTAATGCAATACCACCAGCTACACCAGCAGTTAAAGCAATGGGTTGAACTACAACTGGTACTACTGTTTCTAATACAGCAG